CCAGCTCTTAAGTGCGTATGCTTCCTGTGGCCGGACCTGAGCGGTGTGCCGGTAGCGCTGTACGCGGAGCGCTTGGAACGCCAGGAGGCTATTCCCGCAGACACCCAGAGCTTTCTGTGCGAAACCCAGCCCCTGATTCACCGCGCAGTCTAGAGCGCAATTCGCTAGGAGCTGGTCCTCGACGCTGTCGAAGCGCCAGTAGGATGTCCGTAGGATTTCGCTGGCAGCTTCCTTGGTGAGCGCCTTGATGTCCACGTCCGGGTGGTAGCGCTTCGTAATGCCGAAGTTCGTCTCGCCACCGGGGTCCCCAGGCAGTCCAGCGCTGTATCCGCCTTCATGCTCTAGGACTTTCCCGATAGCGAGTTCGAACAGGGCCATTTTAGGTTAGTTGTTTCCTGGGACCTGGCTCAGCGAGGTCAAGTCTGCCTGCGGACGCATCAAGCGCACGTTATACGCTGCGAAGCGCGCAAGCCGCTCATTCAGGGCAGCTGCTACGTCCGGATGGACGAGGTGCTTCCCCGGCTTGAAGTCTGGCTCTGCTCCGGTTCCGTTCAGCCAGATGCCCTTGAAAACGTAATCGTAGGGGTCCTTGCTGGGGATTTCGACCCACTGGAAACCCGCTTCGAGCTTCTCAGCTTCGCTGGCTGTCTTCCAGTTAGCGGAGTTGTAGGGCTGCACTACAGCGTCCTTTGCTGTGGGTGTCTTAGAGAGTGCGTCAGTCGTTGCCATTAAATATCCTTCTGCAGGTGCCCGTTGTCGTACGGTATCTGGACAATCCTGCCATTCTGTATTGAGAGGGCCATCACCCCGCTTGGCGGTACGCTGCTAGCTTGGATGAGTGCCTTTGGGTCCTTCTTACCACTGAGCCATGCTTCAAGGGTGGCGATGTTACGGCTGTGGGTAACGCCGGCTACTACGCCACTCGGGCTGCTCATAGCCCGTTGAACTAAATCCTGGAATCCGCTGCGCCAGCGGTTCTCGAACTCACTGAAGGATTCCCCACCGGGGACCTTCGAGTTTGGCGCTTTAACATGCCCTTCGAGGTCATCTTTGACGTCTGAAAGCTTCATCCCTGTGTACTCACCGTAGTTCCAGTCGCGGAGACCGCGATTGCTCTCGACGGGTGCGAACCACTGATTTCCTAGAACTTCGGCGGTCTGCTCAGCTCTAGTAAGGTCACTGCTAACCACTTCTGAAACTGGGAGGTTTGAGAGAGCTGAAGCAGTACGTAGAGTATCAGCTCGGCCCTTCTCGCTAACGTCCACATCCGCCCACCCACGAACTCTATTAGACTTATTAAGGTCTGTTTCGCCATGGCGGATTAGGAGCACTGTAGGGAAGTTCTGTTGAGACTGCGAGGGCGCACTGGGCTGTGCGCCCCCTTGGTCAGGAGACTGACTAGAAGAATCACTCCGCGAAGCGGTGCCCGTGAAATTCCTAGTCTCACTCATTAGTTGTTGACGCTGTTTGCGCCGCTAGAACGGACCCGGCGAATCCAGGTCTGGTTCGTGATAATCGCTTTGAAAGCGAACTTCCAACCAATCTTGCGGTTTTGCTGCAAGGGGTCAGACTGTCCGCCAGGGGCGATTACGTAGACGCGCAGGTTCTGGAGGTCGCTGATTTGGTACGCGAAGCGGCCCAAAGCAAACGAACTGTACACCAGGTTAGTGGCGCCAACCGTAGCTTGCGAGCTAGCTGCGAACGCTGGAGCGTTCGAACGCACGACGCGGAATCCGCCGAGGCGGCCCATTTCGCCGTTCCAGATAGCTTCCGGCTGGTTGAACTGGTGAGACGCCTTGAAGTCAGGGTCGTTCAGCATACTTGCGTATGGCTGAGGACTCGTCAGGAAGACGTACTCTCCGCCCTCGAAGGGGCGGGCACCGTTGGAGTTCAGAGCCGCGTCGAGTGCAACGAGGTCTTTGTAGCCCACAGTGTCGCTGGCAACGAGGTTGATGTCGCCGGCTTTGGCGTTCGGACGGTACTGGTTAACAGCCGCGTCCAGGACGTTGTAAATCAGTTGGTCATAGACTTCCGCAGCTTGAAGACCGAGCACGTAGATTGTGCGCTCGATGATGTTATGGCGGGCAGTCAGCTCAGCCAAATCCGAAATCCGGATGACTGTGCCGTACTGTTCCATGATGGCTTCAAACTGGTTAGTGGTGATACCAATCGAATCCGGGGGTACGCCCTGGGTCAACTGGGTAGGAGTGGCAGAGACAGCGAGCTTCTCTTCGCGAACGAACCGAATCGTCAAGGACGAATTGGAGGGCAGAGGAATCTTCTCACCGAACTGGTCAGTGATTGTATTCAACTCTGCTACTTCGAGAAGACGAGCGCTCATGAACGTAATCAGTTCCGCTGCGGTGTTGCCGGCTGCGCCGACAGTTCCGCTGGTAACTGTGATAACGTCCGCTGCCAACCCAAGAATGGCCAGAAACAGGCCATTGATTTTTTCAAGGAACTTCATTTGCTTCCTCTTGGAAAGAAACCCGTCAGGGTTTCTTAGAGGCCGACGTCTCCAAATTTGGTATCTAGGGCCGCTCCCTGGCGCTCCCGGAACTGCTTAAGGAACTCTTGACGTGCGGCACGATTAGTAAGAATCTGCTCACGGCTGAAGGTTCCGTTGTTAGTCGGAAGGTTGTTAGGGATTGGCGTTGGGGTGCCCGACTGGAGGGTGGGCCTTGTTGGTGTTGGAGCTGGGGCACTGGAACGGGCAGCTTGGGCTTGGAGTTCATTCACATGTTCAGCCGCGTACGCACGGTAGGCCAGCCTATAGAACTCTTCTAGTTGGCCTGCAAGACGCGGGTCTGATTTTGAGGCTCGGATAGCATCAGCTAAGCGCGGGAACTGCTCTAAAGTTCTCGTGTAGTCTGGGCTATGCAGCCACTGCCGGAAGTCTTTGGCTTCCGACTCTACCTTGTTGATTGCCTGTTCTTCGTAGACACCTGTGAGTGCCGGTGCAAACTGAGCTAAAGTTGCAGATTGGAACTCCGCCAGCGCATCCATGTACCCAGTTTCGTCACCCTTTTGGGCGGCTTCTGCTAGGCGCTTGAACATCGTCTTGCGGTAGTCCTCAGCGGGCAGCGTTGTCGCTGGAGCCACTGGAGCCTGCTGCTTCAGCTGAGCGAGCTCAGCCTTAAGGCGTTCTACAGTTCGGTCCTTCTCCTCTGTTCCACGGACCGCTTCCTCTAATGATTTATAAGACGTAGTGCCAGTCTTAAGGAAGTACTCAGGTTGTGTCTGTTGTGCAGACGCCGGAGCGCCGGAGTTCTGCCCTTGTGGGGCTGTCTCCGGATTTGGGAACAGCTCGTCTAACGTAAGACCGCCATCGGGTGGATTCCACCCTAGTTGGTCTGTTTGTTCGTTGCTCATTCTCTACCTTTCTCCTTGTGGGAGTCCTGCATTTTCAGGTGTTGTCACCTGAGAGCTCCTCCCGACCACATCAATTTGGCCGAGTATCTGCTCAAAAGCTTGTTGTTCGAAGCTGGTGGCTTGGCGCTCAACGGGCCGATTCTTCACAGCTAGGGCCTGTTCGAGCTGGGTCTTGAGCCAGTTACACCAGTTTGCGCCAGACTGAAGGAACTCAAAGTCCTCTTTCGTCTTGTGGCGAGTCTTCTCTAGGGCGTCCTTCAGAGCGAAGCGCTCTGCAGCCAGTTTGGCGAGGAGCCACTGGAACCCTGGGTGGTGCTCTAGGGTGCTCACGGCGGCTGCAGCTGCTGCGTCTAGCACGGGGACCTGCCCGCGCTCAATCTCTACTATGTGGAACTGTGAAACTTTCTTACTCCCCGCCATCTAGCCCTCCCAGGCCCATGCCGTTTGCTCCGAATTGCTGACCCATTCCTCGTGCTAAGCTCTTTGCTCCAGCACCAGGGATTGCTCCCTCTTGCTGGATTCCCCTAGGGCGCCCAGGCTTACCGCCGGAAGCCGGCTTAGGCTTAAGACTAGCCTTAGTGTGCTCTAGCTGAGTCTTACTCTCGTGATTTAGGAGCGCCTCGAAGGTCATCATAGCGATTTGCTGCTGCATCGCTTGCTGCTGCTCCATAGCGACCTGTTGGTCGCTCTTGATGATGCGGTTGATGTTGCGGATTTCGAAGACCTTTGCTATCTCGCGGAGGCCCTCACCTTGGTTCCAGAAGGGTGTTTGTGAGGCCCAGTTAGCGAATGCGAGTAGATTGCGTTGGCGAACGACTTTGTTTGTGGCGTAGTTCGCCGCAACCAACTCAAAGTCAAAGTTCCCGATGAGCTCCTCAGGGTGGATTACAGGCCATTTCTGGATGCCAACCGGAGCATCCGTAATGCGAACCTCTTCCTCGTTGGTCATGAACTGCTGCAGCATACTAGAGCACATCTCTAGGAGCGGCTGGAGCACCTCTAGCTCGTAGTTCCGAATGAACATCTTGAAGCGGAAGTTCGCCTCGTTGACAATGCTCGCTATGCCGGTGGCTGTGCGGTTGCCTGTGGGTTGGCCGACGCCCTTAGAGTAGAAGTCTGAGATGCCACTGGTCTGCTCAATCATGCCTTTGTAGACATCTAGGATTGCGTAGTCCTGGCGACTCGGGGTGAAGAACGGCAGCGGTGCTATGACCTCGTTTGGGTTCCCGGAGACGCCGACTTTGCCTCCTGGAACGTTGAACATATTCAGCGCGGAGTGGTCAATATCAGCGTTAGTATCATACGCATAACGCCTGTTGATGCCCAGATTCCAGTTGTCAGCCACCATATTGACAAAGCGGTTGAGCGACTCTGTGAGGTCTGAGATGATTTCGATTGCGCCAAGGCCGAATACCTCGTTAGGAAGCTTGATGAAGCTGGTGTGCAGAATCGGGCACTTCATGTGCATAAACGGATTCGGCCCAGTATACAGGAGAATCGCTTGGCCGCCGTACATCCGGCGTTTGTAACCGCTGTAGCTGGCCTGGCGGAAACTCGCTCTGAGGTCCTTCCAAGAGATAGCCTCGCGGTCATTCCCGAAGGTCTGGATGGTGACTGTGTTGTCGGTCTCGTTCCAGAGCTCTCCAATGCGGATTATGACGGAGTCTGCGTCGGATTCACCCTGGAGAGCGTCCTCAAGCTCCTTAAAGCCCTGCTCAAAGTACAGTGGCTTGATGGTGCCTGTGGGGTCCTGTTGGGCTGCCATGACGGAGAGCGCTTGCTCCCGCTTCATTTGGCCCCAGGACTTCTCTACGATGTGCGCTGTGAGCTTTCCGTCTGGGTCAACTAGGAGGTCATAGACGTCAATCGCGGTGAACTTAGGGCGCATCCTCGGGATTAACTTCTGCTGAGGGTTGTACCGGAGGACAATCGGAGCGCCGAAGGGGTCTGTGGCGGGCTGCATCTGGGGCTGTCCATCAGGTCCGGGGACCATCGTGGGCTTGCCATCTGGCCCTGGGACAATCACAGGAACCATTGCGAACTGCGGAGCGGGCTCTACTGCGACTTCGAAGTCCCAGTCCCAGTCTACTTTGAGGCCGGCGTGGCCGTAGATAGAGATGTTCCGGATGTGGTCTTCGACTGCATGGATAATCCGCGCTTGGTGGAGCTTATATTTCAGCACCAGCTCCATCTTCTCCGAAGCTTGTTCGTCATTCTCTGTGCGCCCGGAGCACTCAAACCAGGGGTCAAAGGAGAAGAACGCATCCGAAACTCGGCTGACTATCTGCTCGATGTTCGAGAGTGGATACGGAACGAATGTATTGCTGCGCGGGGTGGTGTTATCTGGGAAGGTCTTGCGGTCTTGCTGACCGACGTATTGGCGGTAGAAGAACGCTCGCCGTTGGTCGTATTGGCGCCTAAAGAACAGCATCCGCTCCATATGAGCGTTGCTACGGGCTAGGGCATCCTTAAGAGGGTCCCCAGTCGCAACTGGACCGATGGGACCCTTTGGGGATACTTGCTGGAAGCTAGGAGCGGCCATTAGTTAACTTTCCACTTAGAAACGTCTACGCTGTTTTGACAGGCTTTGCACGGAGCGTACTTCGCTTTTAACTCGTAGGCTACGCTGCCGAGGAATCCAACCGTTAATGTGCCCAGGACTCTGTCTGCTAATGATGTGCCGACCCAGAAGGAGAAGCCCAAGGCCAGCCAGAATCCAGTACACACCGGGCATCTAATTAGCTCCGTTAGGAGCGCTGGGAGCCGGAGTTTCGACTGGAGCTTGTGGCTGAGGCTGGAGTCCACTACCAAATACGTTAGCTGAGCCTGCGCTAAGACGCTTAAAATAATCGTTTGCCACTTCACTGTATTTCCCCTCGTCAAAGCCCGTTAGGATGGCGCTAGTGGGCCTGTAGATTAGTACTGGATACATCGGACTGCCGAGGACGGCTTTGACACCGGCGTCAGCAATCGGGTCCTCATTTGAGACCACTAGGTTGACTGGCAGATTGCGAGCCCTTAAGTAGGCCTCGGCTTCTGCACAATGTGGGCATCCGATGAGCCCGTAGAGTGTAAACGGTGGTACTTGAGACTGGTTATTCAACTTCCCTCCTATGCGCGGTCTATTTTTTGAATCCAGTACACACCGCCGGCTGTACTGAAAACTCGAATCCTGTCTGTGTGGTCCCCAGTGCCCAGAGTCTGGACGCTGTTAGCGGGGAACTGGAAGTCCGACGCGGCTGCGGCGGCCATACCAGAGTTCCCAAACTTAACGTGGAAGTCCCCTGCACAGGTAATAAAGAAGATTTGGTCGGTCCCCAGGACGATTTCCGCAGTGCTGGCTGCGGCGCCTAGGGTCGCTGTGACGCCTGCGTCTCCTGAGAACTGGGATACAAAGAGAAACTCTGCCATGTTGGTTAGTCCTTTTCCTGCTTGATTGCACTGACCTCGGCGTGGTCAAAGAGACTGAGGTCGAATTCTCCGCGCTCGTAGGCCTCGTTTGCGTGGCGTAGCATCACTGTGGCAGCCTCAAGGCGCTCTTCCCGCAGATGCGCCGGGGTAGTCGCAATCTTGTGGGTCCACCAGGCCTGCCAGCACTGCTTACAGCCGGTGCTCGTAGGGGGCTTCTCCTGGGCGATGTAGTTATGGGTCCCACAGACTAGCTGGACTCTGTTGGTGTCCATGACGTCAGCCAGGATGGATTCCATCTGGCCAGGCGTGTACTTAGTGCTAGTAGGCAGTTTCATTAGACTTTGGCTGCTACGCTGCCAGCGGCGGACTTCAGCTTCGCTACGATTCGGTTGTGCAGCACGAACCCAGCTACTCCAGCTAAGACTGCTCCTGCGAGGAACGCTTCAAGAATGTGCATTGTGTCTCCTTAAGATTTCGTAGATAATCACGCTCAGCCATGCCAGGATGGCGGGAATCTGGAAGTCCCCTGAGGTGTTCATCAGCCAGTCACCTGGGGAGCCCACACCACTGTTCATCGTAATCCAGTCAGCCAGGAAGTTCAAATGTGTGTGGCTTGACATTAGGATGTGCGCGATGTCGTCCATCTCGTAGAATCCGCCGCCAGGGACCCGAACGGGCATCTGGCCTTTATTCGCGGCGGTTACGACAGCATTCATTCCGTAACCTAAGTACTGAATAACGACTGGCAAGAATGGTATCAGAGAGGTCTTCCAAAGTTTCATTAGGCCCTTGTTGCCTAGGTGTCCGAGCGGGGAGGGGTTCCACCCGGACCCTGGGACCTCAGCGCATCATCAATAGCGGGTTCTAACCGCAGAGAGATACGCTGAAACTGAAAAAGGCACAATCTCACTCCGAAGATTGTGCCAATAGCCAACGAAGAATCAAAGAGAACGGCAGCAGTAGATAGCAGAAGAGTTGGTACAAGAGCTCCCACATAGACGCCAAGTTCTCCCATGGTTGTGGCTAAGTATGTAACTAACGAGTTTGTTTCGATTAGGAGGCCGTATTTCCGCATCCGGCGCACTGTGAAGGTTGCGTCGTAGACTGCGAGGACGAAACTCCCTATGAACGCTGCTGCCCCCCAGGGTGTCACTTAGAGGGCGCTCGTAGTACCAACGCGGACTTTGCCGTGGCCACTATAAGCGGGCTGGGCAAGCTGACTGTCATAGGCTTCGTGCTTCCCGACGCCGTAGTCAGCGGTCGAGAGGCTAGCCGATTTCTGACCTGGCATGTCAGCGAGCTCGCCTTCGATGCGGCTTTTAATGGGCATCGAGCTTTCGGACATATCGGCTTCTGCACTAGAGTGCATATCCGCATGGTGAACCGGCGGCGCTGAGTGCATCTTACTTTGGTGTTTAGCTGCGACGTTCATCGTTGACCTTTCGTAGGCAGGTTTTCCTGTCGAGAGATGTTCTTGAAACTCGGAACTGGCATCTCAATCTGGTCGAAGCTGCCAGTCTGGGTGACTTCGTAGGAATCTGGGGAGTGCGTAGGTGCGCCAGCGCCATGACCCTTGCTCCAGTCGTGTGTGCAGGGGCTAGCCTGGGGTGCATGTTCGTCCGCGTAGGGGGTGTTGCGGCCAGTTCTGCCGCTCGCTACCACGCTCGCATGGGGGTCAATCTGGAGATTCTCCCGCTCAATCACTGTATAGTTCTCTTCCTGGGTGCTCTTAGAGATGAGCTGCTCAGGACCGAGCTTGAATGCTACTTGGACACCGCTGTCGATGCCGCCTTCTGCACTCGGAACGCCGGTTGAACCGCCACTAAGACCGGAGCCACGCTTACCTGAATCACTGCCATAGTTATTTGTTTTTGGCATTCGCTATCGCTTTCTTCTGGGTAGAGGGGCGCCAGCCCGTTTTCCGCATCGTACCGTAGACGTAGGCGCCCTTCCTCTTGCCCGTTAGGCCCATTTTAGCGGCTCTCTTCTTAAGAGCCCGCTCCATTGCCGCTGGCATAGGCAGTTTCTTAGAGTGCCCCTGGAGTCAACGCTGAGTTACGGAGTTCGACTCTATCAATCGGAACCCACGCAGAGACAGTGTCATCCCAGAGTCCGCCATCCGCACGGAAGATTAGGACATCCGTAGAGAGGTTAGCGGTTACGACGCCCAGAGAGGGCGCCGGCAGATTGATGCTAATCGAGGTCGGCTTCGCAAAGGAGGCCGTAATGTCAGCCGCCGAGCGAGCCCAGGTCGATTTTGTTTCGTCAACTAATACCGGAAGAGCCATTCTTTATCTCCTTAGTAGAGGGACCGGATTGCAATCACGAGCGTGACGTTAGTCATCGACGTCGGAGTGCCGGTCAGTTTCAGTCCTAGGCGGTCTCCAACAGCTAATGTAGAGACTCCTGTGTTGACTGAGAGGATTGTTTGAAGTGTGTTGGCGGTAGCCGCGAGGTTGAAAGTAGTGCCGTTTAGAACGCTAGAACCGCTAGCCGGAGCTCCGGTTCCAACATCCTTAGTAACATCAAGGGTGGTTGCACCACCAGTGCTAGCGACTGCGTGAATCTCCTGAACGCTGATAACCTGGTAGGGGCGGTCCGCAATGAACACCGTGGAGTAGTTCGTTGTGGTGGCCGCGCCGTTAATGACAACCTGGATTGGTTCGCGCTCGGAAACGTGGTCGCTTAGTACCGGGTACTCACCTGAGAATGAAAAGGCCATAGTGTTTTCTGGTCCTTTCCTTTAGCGGTACACTTGAAT